AGCCGATGACAGCCATGTCACGCCATGTCACGCCACGTCACACCAAAAAACGCCTAGAGGAGAGGAGAGAAGAGAAGAAGAGATAACTCCTTCACTTCGTTCAGTCGTTGGCGCGAAACCGCGCCCGACCAAGAAATGCCCCGACTCGTTTGTGGTCACTGACGAACTCAAGGCATGGGCGGAGGCTGAGTGTCCTGGCGTTGACCTGGTGAAGCAAACCGCCACCTTCCGGGACTACACGTTCAAGACCGCCCGCAGTGACTGGCCTTCAACGTGGCGCAACTGGATGCGCAAGGCGTGCGAGTTCTCGCAGCCGGCCCGCGCATCTCCACCTGGGTTCGTCAACAAGCAAGAGGCGCTAGAGGCCCGGAATCGGGCAGTTGCGGAGGAATGGCTCCGCGAGCAAGGGGTAAGCGATGCAGGAATCGGACAAGGCGAAATTCTCGACGTTGGTCACTGAGGTGCTGGCGTTCTACCGTCAAGACGTGAGCCGCTTCGCCATGTCGGTTTGGTGGGGGGCGTGCAAGGGGTTCGACTTTGAGCAGGTGAACAAGGCGTTCAGCGCTCATGCGATGGACCCGGAGCGCGGCCAGTTCGCGCCGAAGCCTGCTGATGTGGTCAAGGCTCTTCAAGGCACCAAAACGGACCGCGCCCGGATGGCTTGGGGTAAGGCATTCGACGCCATGCAGCGAGTCGGGGCGTATCAGTCCGTGGCCTTTGACGATCCGGTCATTCACGCAGTCATCGAAGACCTCGGCGGGTGGACGAAGGTGTGTCGATCTGACTTGAACGAGTTGAGCTACATGGAGCACCGATTTTGCGAAGCCTATCGGGCCTATTCGGGTCGGCCTGATCTGTCCTACCCGGCAAAGCTCATCGGTGAGTTTGAGGCTGTGAACCGGCACGAAGGCCGCAAGATCGCGCCGCCTGTGTTGATCGGTAACGCACAACGCGCAGCCGATGTCCTGCGTCTAGGAGGTAGCGGCCCGAAGACGCAATTCACGCTGGCATCGGATGTTGTGCCAGCGCTTCAGATTGAAGGGAGGCAAGCATGAGCCTATTCCCCCGTGAAGCACACAACGAAGACCTGCGAGCAATGGCGCACCGAATCTTGGACGACGCCCGCGCAGGTTTGGCAATCAGCGAAGACCGCATCACTTGGGCGCTTCGCATCACTGGCGATTTGGAGGGGTGAGAGATGAACGAGAAGAAGACGGCAGAACTCTTGTACGCGCAGCGCCTGATTTTGTGGGCTATCGGTGAGAAGCCTATGACGCGCCGCCAGATTGGTGATGCGCTTGGCGTCACCGAGTCGTGCGTCATCAGCAACATGAAGCGGCTCATGGAGCGCGGTCTTGTTTCCATCGTGGGGCATGTCCCGACGACTGGCCGACATGCTCCGATCTATGCGGCCAAGTCAAAGCACAAGAAGCCCGACCCGATGGGGGCAGGCAAGACCGTTCGCACGTCTCCGACCCGAGAGGCAGTCATTGCGGCCATTCGCTTTACACCAATGACCGCAGTTGAGATTGCTCACGAAACCGGTCTCAAGTATTCCCAGGTTCGCGGGTTCATCTCGGACACCCGCAAGAAGCACGGCACCAAGGTTGTTCGCATCTCGTCGTGGAATCTTGTCGATGGTTACGGGCCCGTGGCGGTCTACGCAGTTGGCCCCGCTCCCGATGCGCCGAAGATCAAGCGCACGAAGAAGGAGCGCGACGCAGCATGGCGCGACAAGAACCGCGAACTAATCCGCATTCAGCAACGCGCATGGCGGGCTGAGAAGTCTCAACCCATCGTTGACTTCGGGCCGTTCGGACACCTGCTTCGGTTGACTGGCGCTACCGGATCGGCGTCCAAGCGTTTCATTGATAGCCGGAAGGTGGAAGCATGAGCGCAGACACCAAGCAAGTCGGCGGGAGCCACTACAAGGACAAGGCAATCCAGCCTTGGGACTACATCACCTCCAACGGCCTTGGCTACCTTGAGGGCAACGTCATCAAGTACGTCAGCCGCTACAAGGAAAAGAACGGCGTTCAGGACTTGGAGAAGGCCCGCCATTACCTTGACAAGCTGATTGAGGTGGAGCGGCAGAAGGAAATCGAGGCGACGGCTTCGGTCAAGCCTAGCGGGGTGCGTCATGGCTAAACCCCGCAAGAAGTACCGCCCCCGCTGGGTGGCAAAGCCTGTGACCTTGCAGCTTGCCATCCAAGGCGTTGCCTATCTGAGCAAGGAAGACCAGGACGCCCGCGTGGCTCCTGTGCGCGAGGCTGTGGCGTTCATCGCTCAAGGCAAGGCAGCAAAAGAGCATTGGTCGGCCATCTTCGACGCCATGAACATGCTTGAGCAGTTCAACCAGATGCCGCAAGTGATGAAGGGCGGTCGGGACTACATCGAGTCCATGCAGAACGTCATCGTCGGGATTCTGGATCGCGCCAAGGAAGGAAAGCGGGCTCTGTACCCGTCTGAGCTGGAAGACCTGCGCGGCTTCGCTGACCTGTGGGCGGATGTGCTGACAACCGTGACCCACCGCGATTACTACGTGTGCGAGACAAAGACGCATCAAAGGCTCGTGCAAGTCATCCGCACGGGCAAGGGCGTCAAGGTTTTGGAGGCCGCATGAACATCGTCCTCCACAACGCGCAGCAAGGCCACATGGCGCTAATGGGCCTGTGGGCTCAGATCAAAGCGCACCTCATGGCAGGGCAACAGCTTGTCATTGAGGTCAAGGAGAAGACCCGCAGCACCGAGCAGAACGCCCGGATGTGGGCGCTGCTGACCGATGTGTCGCGCCAGGTCGATTGGTACGGACAGAAGCTCACACCGGAAGAGTGGAAGGACGTTTTCTCCGCATCGCTCAAGAAGCAGAAAGCCGTCCCCGGTTTGGATGGCGGTTTCGTGATCCTCGGCCAGCGCACCTCAAAAATGAGCATTCGCGAGATGGCCGACCTCATGACGCTGATTGAGGCGTTCGGGGCAGATAAGGGTGTTCGGTTCTCGGCTCCTGAGTGGATGGAGGAACACGCATGACCTACAACGCCAAGCGAGCGCGCAATCGCCGATCCCTCAACACCAGCCAAGTCAAAGACCGGATGTTTGGCGACTCAGCCCGCAAGCCGTGTCACTACTGCGGCGTCAAGTTGACCCGCGATCAAGCCACCTTTGACCACAAGCAGCCACTTTCTCAGGGTGGCTATGACAAAGGGAAAAACGGAGTCATTGCTTGCAAGTCCTGCAACGAGGCGAAGGGCTCCATGTCTTACGAGATGTTCATGCGCATCGCGCGGGAAAGGTTCGGAAATGCAAACGTACACCGCCGCAAGGCTTGAAGAAGACGGCGAATACACAGAGCACTTTGAGGCCAATTCATTTGATGAGGCCGAAGAGCATTGCCGCGCTAATGGGTGGAGGCTCAAGGGAGTCTTGATGGGGGAGATCGATTGGGATGGCGCAAGTCCATTGAACATTTCTTTGCAATGAGGCAAGCATGACTGGAAAGGTAATTGAACTCGTCTCTGCCGTGCTTGCAGATCACGCCGAAATCCTAAGGAACGTTGCCAAAGAAATCGACGAAGGCAAGCACGGAGATGTTCGCGCTGTGGCGGTTGTTGTTGATGGGAATGAGTTGGCGCTGTTTGGCTCAGGCGACGCGGATCAATTCAAGATGGTCTGGATGCTGGAAGCGGCAAAGCAGGAGCTTCTGCCGTGATGTACCCCAAGACCAAACCACACCGCGACGGGAAGTATTTGCGCCTCATCGCCACCATGCCCTGCTTCTCGTGCGGAATCAACGGCTACAGCCAAGCAGCGCACAGCAACCTAGCCAAGCACGGCAAGGGCGGGGCACAGAAGGCCAGCGACTACGCGACCTTTCCCCTGTGCTGCGAGCGCCCCGGCGTCATGGGCTGTCACAGCCTGTTTGACCAAGGCGTCATCGTGACCAAGCTCAACAAAGAAGCCGTCACCGACTTTTGGGTGGCATCAGCTCAGAAGCGGGCCAAGGCGGCGGGCTTCACTTTCCCGGAAGGCGTCTGCCATGAATGAAAAGGTCTGCACCCTATGCGGCAGGAACCACAGCGCGAGCAACTGCCCGCACACGAGGAACATCGGCACCGCTGCGAAGTTCGTCAGGTGCTCAAGTGGCGTGTTGAAAGAAGCTCGGCCTGGGTTCACGCCTGGCTTGAGAGTGCTGCGACAAAGCGCCCCGTGGCTCGGCTTAGGCGAGATTGCGCCGAGCAGTGGGGAAAGGGCAACCGTGGAGAGTGGGGAGATTGGCGGTGAGTGAAATCAAGTTGTGCAAGGACTGCAAGCACGTTCGCGGAACGTCGCCCAGGTATCTGAAGTGCGCCTACAGGCTGTCGCCAGTCAATGGATTGGCTGCATCGTTTTGCGTGCACGAGCGTGAGCCACGGGAAGACCGCTGCGGACCAGATGGGCGGTTCTTTGAGCCAAAGCCCGCAAAACCTTGGTGGAGGTTCTGGTGAGCCACGCCTCCTACCTTATCCCAATCAAGACCGTGACCGGGCTCAATGCCCGCGAGCACTGGCGCAAACGAGCCGCACGGGTGAAGGCCGAACGCGCAGCAGTAGCGCAGATCGTCCGCCCGTTCTGGACGCCCTGCATCGTCCGCATGGTTCGCCTTTCGTCATCCCTGTGCGACGACGACAACCTGCAAGGCGCAATGAAGGCAGTCCGGGACGAAATCGCCCGAATCTGCGGCGTCGATGACGGGCCAACCGGGCCGATCACATGGGTTTACGCCCAAGAGAAGTGCAAGCGCGGTCAATTCGGCGTGCGAGTTGAGTTTCTGGCGATCTGAAAGGAAGACATGAGCATTGACTTCAACGTCATCAAGCCCGAGCACGAAGACATCCACAAGCGGCTAGAGAACTGGGGCAAGTGGTGCAAGGGCTCCGCACATGGCAACGTCCACCCCATGTTCCGCCAGTACCGAAATGGCTATTTCGAGGCGACGCCAACCCGGAGCTACTCCGACACCTTGGACGCCGTCGCCATCCAGAAGGCCATGAAGGACATCCCCGAGCCCCAGCGGATCGCCATTCAGTGGTTCTACGTCAAGCCGGGCAGCCCCAACAAGGTGTGCTTTGCCCTCGGCGTCAACAAGCGCGACCTGTTGGAGCTGATCCACCAGGGGCGCACGATGATGAGGAACGTGGCGAAGGTGAAGGAGGCGGTATGAATGATCTAGCGCCTTCAAAAACATGCCCGTCGTGCCATCGATCTCTGACGATTTCATCTTTTTCAAGGGACAGCTCAACAAAAAGCGGGTTGTCTTGCTATTGCAAGGATTGCAAAAGATCAAAACGTAGCCAAAAAGAGAAAGAGCGCAGCAAAGAGAGAAGCAGGGCATGGTATCAAGAAAACAAAGAAAAGCAGAAATATAAACAGGCAATTTATCGATCTAAAAACAAGGACAAGAGGCGAGCTTTAGCGAGGAAGTATAAAAAACGTGATGTTGCGTTATTGGCTGACAACTATGTCAGGGGGACACTATTAAAGCTTGGCTTTGCAAAAAGCATGAGGGATATACCGGATGAATTTGTTAATGCTTATCGTCTTGTGATGGCAATTAGGCGCGAATCCAGAAAGGAGCAATGATGAAAAACGTTCATGAACTAATCCAGAATTTGTCCTCGGTTTTTGAGGATCTGAAGGCCGGGGCAATCAAGCCAAGCGAAGCGGACAGCTTGGCTAACCTTGCGGGGAAGATGATCAGCGCGTCAAAGGTCCAAGTTGACTACTACACGCTACGCAAAGAGAAGCCGGTGATTGACTTCCTTGACGCATCATCCTCAAAGCAGATCAAGACGGGCACGGTCACCAGGGACGCTGCAGCCGGTGTGGTCCGGCACAAACTTGATGATGGTGCTTGACTGTACAAAAAAACATGTGTATAAACCCAGTAACGTGAGCGTTGGCACAAGGCGTTGGCATCCGATTGGAGGATGCCGCGTCGGTGCTAGGCTCAAGAGATTGACGCGAGCTAACTAGGTCTGTTGGCTCACAGCGCGAGTCGAGAAGTCAACCGG